TCGGCGACGACGCGGAGCTGTACGCATGAGCACGATCACCGTCGCCACCCTCAAAAGCTACCTGCGGGTGACGCACGCCTTCGACGACGCCCTGCTTGCGACCCTGCTGGACGGCGCCGAGGCCGAGGCTTGCCGGTTCCTCAACCGCGAGAACCTGCCGACCATGCCGCTGGAGTACCCGGCCGAGTCGAGCAGCGAAGGGCCGTACAGCGAGGAGATCCCAAGCAGCGAGGATCCGGTCGCCCCGGACGTGGTGATCGCGGTCTGTCTGCTCGTTAAGGCTGACTACGAGGCCACGACCCCGGCCGAGGTCGATGGCTACCGGAAGGCGGCCGAGACGAAGCTGCAGCCCTACCGCCGGGCGCTGGGCGTATGACCACGCTGACGCCGCGCCTGCGCCACCGCATCACGTTCCAGGAGCAGACGGCTGAGCGCGACAGCGACGGCGTCCTGCAGGTTGGCTGGTCGACGGTGGACCTGGACAGCGACACCGAGCTCGCCGACGTTCCGGCTGAGGTGCTGACTGGTCCCGGCCGCGAGGCGCTGATGTCCGGGCAGATGAACGCCGACATCGTGGCGCGCATCACCTGCCGCTGGTTTCCGGGCCTCAAGCAGTCCTGGCGCATCCTCTGGGACGGCCAGGTGTTCAACATCCACACGATCGACACCGACATGACCGGCCGGCGCGAGTGGCGCATCAAGTGCGCCGCCGGCCTGAACGATGGGCAGTAACCCATGAGCCTGCGCACTGAGGTCCAGCTCAAGGGCGTGGAAAGCGTGCTGGCCACGCTGGGCGAGCTGCCGGCCGAGGTCGTGAGCAAGCGCGGCGGGCCGGTCAAGCTGGCGCTGGCAAAGGGTGCCCGCATCTTGAGGGACAAGGCGAAAGCGAACCTTCGCGCGGCCATCGCCAAAGGCCCGACCACCCGAAGCACCGGCGAGCTTGAGAAGCGGGTGATCGCCAGCCGCGGCAAGGCGCCGTTCGGCGGCAAGGGCGAGCGCTACCTCGTGCGCGTCAAGAAGCGCGACTACATCAACGCCGACGGCGTGAAAACGAACCCGCTCATGACCGCGAACCTGCTGGAGTGGGGTTCAAGCCACCAGCCTGCCGAAAAGTGGCTGAGAAACGCAGTCACCCAGAAGGGCGAGGAAGTCATTTCCACCGTTAGCGCCGACCTCCTGCGCCGCATCGACCTGACGGTGAAGAAGCTGGCCATGAAGAACAAGGTGAAGCGCTGATGTTCCCTCCGGTCTACCAGACGCTGCGCGCCAATGCCGCGGTCGTGACGGCCGTGGGCAACCGCATCGGCCGGCACGGCGAGATCGAGCAGGACGCGACCCGGCCGTACATCACCTGGCAGATCGTGTCGGGCAACCCCTACGACGTGCTGTCCAGCGCGCCGGGGGCTGATTTCACGACCGTCCAGATCGACATCTACAGCCCGACCGACGCCGGAGCCGCTGCGCTGGCCGTGGCCGTGCGCGATGCGCTGGACGCCGCCTTCACCGTGAACCGGGTCGTCGTGAACCTCCGGGAGCCCGACACCCGGCTCTACCGCGTCGGCATGGAGGCCGACTTCATCACCCAGCGCTGAGCCGCTGACACCCCGCAAACCCAGCCGCCTCCGGGCGGCTTTTTCATGGAGCAAGTGACATGACTGACGGCGTCGTTAAGACCCAGGGCAGTGAGCTGTGGACCGTGGATTCGCTGACCTCCAGCGTCGCCGCCGTCCTCAAGTTCGCCTGCCCGACCGGCATCACCGGCCTCGGTGGCGCCAAGGACCAGATCGAGACCACCTGTCTGGACACCCCCGAGGACAAGGAGTACGCGGCCGGCATGGGCAATCCCGGGCAGGTGACGGTCCCCTTCAACTTCATCCCCGAGAACGCCTCGCACCAGATCCTGTTCGACCTCAAGGAGGCCGGCACGGTCCTCCCGTGGCTGATCGGCCTGAGCGACGGCACTGCGGCGCCCACCCTGGACACTGACGACGACCTGGTCGCGCCGGCGTCCCCGACGCGCACCTCGGCGAAGTTCCGGGCCTACATCGCGGACGTGAACATCGACATCGCCACGAACGAGATCGTGCGCGGCACCCTGACCCTGCAGCGCTCCGGCGCCGTCGAGTGGTTCTGGAACGGCCCGTACAGCGCCTGACCCATCAACGGGGCGGGCCTGGGGCGGCGAATAGCCGCGTCGTTCCCGCCGCCCCACCTTCAAGGAACCGGCTATGTCCCTGAGCAAAGACTTCTTCGTGAGCGACAAGCTCCACGAGCGCAACATCGAAATGCCCGACGGCAGCACGCACCTGATCCACTTCGCCGAGCTGACTGCCGCCGACTTCACCACCTTCCGCGACGAGCAGCGCAGCGACGACGGCAAGACCCGAGCGATGGCCACGCCGCGCCTGCTGGCGAAGGCCGTGCGCGAGCCGAACGGCAAGGCGGCCATGACCGCCGACCAGGCCGCCAAGCTCAAGCCCGGCCCGATGCGGGCGCTGTTCGAGGCCGTGCTGGAGGTCAACACCTACGACGCAAAAAAGCCCTCGCCGAGCGCGGAGGCGAGTGGTTCTGCCACGTCCTAGCCCTCGCCCTCGGCAAGTCGCTGGGCGAGATCACCCGGCTCCCGAAGCGGGAGCTGGACGCCTGGCGCGAGTTCTACACCCTGTACCCCTTCGACGACTTCCACCGCTTCCACCGCCCCGCGGCGCTGGTCGCATCGGTGTCAGCGAAGAACCCCGGCGATGCCCGGCGCAACTACCTCGAGTACCTGCAGCCCAAGCCGCTGGTGCCTGACTTCGGCGACGCCGACCTCCGCACGATCGCTGCCCTCGGCGGCGTACCTCCTCCGCAGTTCATGAAGGCACGAGACTGATGGCAACGGCTGGCTCGATCGTCATTGATCTGCTGATGAAGACGGGCGCATTCGAGACCGACTCGAAGCGCGCGGAGAAGCGTCTGCGGGAACTGCAGAAGACGGCCAAGCAGTTCGGCGTGGCCGTCGGCTCGGCGGTCGTCGCCGCCGGCGCGGCGCTGACCACCGTCACGGTCCAGGCGATCCAGTTCGCCGACCAGATCGACGAGATGTCCCAGCGGATCGGGGTCAGCACCGAGCAGCTGTCGGGCTGGGCCTACGCGGCGAAGCTCTCGGGCACCAGCCTGGACTCGCTGACCAACGCGCTGCCGAAGCTGTCGAAGAACATGGCCGCCGCCCAGGACGAGGGCAGCCGGCTCGGGCAGCTGTTCAAGGCGATCGGCGTGGACACGGTCGACGCGGCCGGAAACTTGCGCGACGTCGAGGACGTGCTGCCTGACCTGGCCGACCGCTTCAAGGCGCTGGACAACGACACGCTCGAGGCCGCGCTGGCGATGGAGCTGTTCGGCCGGTCGGGCGCCGAGCTGCTGGAGTTCCTGAACCGGGGCTCGGACGGGATCAAGACCCTGACCGACCGGGCGGCGCAGCTTGGCATCGTGATCGGCACGGACACGGCTGCCAACGCTGCCGAGTTCAACGACCGGCTCGACGACCTCGCCGCGATGGGCATGGCCTTCGGCATCATCCTGGCCGATGAGCTGCTGCCCAGCCTGATCGCCCTGACCGAGTGGTTCATCGAGGCCGACACCGAAGGCAGCAACCTGGAGAAGACTGCGACCGGCGTGGCGACCGGCCTGTCCGTGATCGCCGACACCGCGTTCCGGGCCTACCAGGGCCTGTCGGCGGTCGTGAACGCGATCATCGGCCTGCAGGCGAAGTGGATCAATTTCGTATCGAAGATCCCGCAGTTCAAGCTGGCCGATAGCCTGATCTTCGACGGCGCCATTGGCCGGCAGTCCGGCATCCTGGCCGACAGCAGCTTTGCAAACGCCCAGGAAGGCGTGCAGGGGCTGATGAACGGCTCCGACATCGGCCGCGGCACCTACATCGACCCGACTGGCGCGCTCAAGAGCAACACCCCCGAGTCGGGCGATGTCGCTGCGCGCATTAAGGCGATGCAGGAGCAGATCAAGGCCTTCCTCGAGAACCCCACGGGCGGCACTGGCACCGGCGGCGGGGCGGCCAAGAAGTCCGAGGCCGAGCAGGAGGCCGAGCGCCTCCAGCAGGCCTACGACTCCCTGAACGCCTCGCTCGAGCGTCAGGCCTTCTTCCTCGGCAAGACCGGCGAGGAGGCCCAGGTCCGCTACGAGACCGAACTGGGCGCGCTGTCGGAGCTGGAGCCCGCCCTGAAGGAGCAGCTGCTGGCGAAGGCCGCCCTGCTCGACGCCGAGATCGCCGCCCGCGAGGAAGCCGAGAAGCAGGAGGAGCTGGACAAGCGAGCCACCGAAGCCTTCGAGCAGATGAACGGCTCGATCCTCGAGCAGATCGAGCTGATCGGCATGGCGGCCGACGAGCAGGAGATTTTCAACGCCCTGGCATGGCTTGGCGCGGATGCCGAGCAGTGGCGGAAGGACGCCATCACCGAGAACATCAAGCTGCTGCAGGCCATGCGGGAGGAGATGAACGAGCAGATTGAGGCGATGGACGCCGTGCGCGATGCCGGCCGCCAGTTCCTGGGCGACCTGTTCGACGGGTCCAAGTCGTTCAAGGACTCATTCCTCGACGCCCTGGACTCGATCAACCAGCGCCTGCTGCAGATGATCTCGGACAACCTGATCGAGCAGCTGCTCGGCAAGGACGGCGACCCCGCTGGCGGCTCTGCCGGCGGCTGGTTCAGCAACCTGTTCAGCGGCCTGTTCGGCGGCTCGCGCGCCGGCGGCGGCGACACCATCTCCGGGCGCAGCTACCTCGTCGGCGAGCAGGGGCCTGAGATGTTCGTGCCCCGCAGCGCCGGGACGATCATCCCGGCAGAGCAGACGGCGGCCATGCGCTCGGGCGGCGGCAGCGTCACCCAGAACATCCAGTTCAACCTCCCGGGCCGCTACGACATGCGGACGCAGCAGCAGATCCAGGCCGACATGGCCAACGCGGGACGTAAGTCCCTCGCACGAGGAACCGCCGGCTAATGCACCTTGATGCCTACCTAGACCCCTGCCCGGCCTACGGGTGGGAGGGAACCCCGCGCCTGAACACCCTGATCACGGTGCTGGCGAACGGCGACGAGTACCGTAACGCCGAATGGGCGGAGGCGCGGCACGAGTTCAACGCCCCCTTCATGAACATCTCGAAGGACGCCTACCGCGAGATCCGGCGGATGTTCTACGCCTGCCGGGCGCAGCTGTACGCCTTCCGGTTCCGCGACCAGCTCGACTACCAGGCGACCGACGAGCAGTTCGGCCTCGGCACCGGCGGCGTGGCCGAGTTCCAACTGAACAAGGTCAGCGAAGCCGACGGGGTCGAGTACGTCCGCAACGTCTACGCCCTGCCGGCGGTCCCGACCATCACGATCAACGGCACGCCGACCACGGCTTTCACCGTGAACCTGCGCACCGGCAAGGTGCTGTTCGACAGCCCGCCGGCGCTCGACGCGGTGCTGCGCTGGTCGGGTGAGTTCGACATCTGGGTCCGGTTCACGACCGACACCATCCCCTTCAGCCTGGACAACCCGAACGCGACGAACGGCTCGGTGGGCGTGATCGAGGTGCCGCCGCCGGACGAGGACTTCAGCTCGTGAGCCGCACCGTCCCCATCGCCCTGCAGTCGCACCTGAACCAGCGGGCCACGACGGTCTGCCGGCTGCTCCGGATCGACCCGTTGCTCGGCGCGTCCTTCGGCTACTGCAGCACGAACCGCTCGCTGACCTACGACGACGGCGTGTCGGAGCTGACCTACCGCACCATGTCGGGCTTTGACCTCTCGGCGATCGTCGGGACGTCGGACACGGCCGTCGACAACTCCGAGGCGAAGGTGCTGCTACTGGCCGGCGGCCCTGTCACGGCCGCGATGATCGACTCGGGCGCCCTGGACGGGGCCGAGTTCACGGTCTACGAGGTCGACTACGAGAACCTGGCGGCCGGGCACTACGTCGTCCAGCACGGCTACATCGGCCGCACGAAGATCATGCGCGGCGCGGCCTTCACGATGGAGCTGCGGTCCCTGATGGACCTGCTGCGGCAGGAGCCCTGGGAGAAGTGGCAGCGCCTGTGCCGGGTGCGCCAGTTCGGCAGCCAGCCGGGCGACGAGCGCTTCCCGTGCCGCTACGACATCACCGGCGAGTGGGTGCCCGACGTGGCCGTGACCTCGGTCGGGGTCGAGTCCACGCGCAGCTTCACGGCCTCGGGCCTGGCCCAGGCGGCGGACTACTTCGCCCCCGGCATGGTGCTGTGGAAGACCGGCCCGAACGCCGGCCTGAGCTATGAGGTCGAGTCCTTCGGCGCCGGCGGCGTGATCTCGCTGGCCTTCCCGACCTTCTACCCGATCAGCGCGGCCGACGAGTTCGACATCCGGCGTGAGTGCTCGCGGGAGTGGGAGGGGCACAACAGCTGCGAGACCTTCGGCAACCGGCCGAACTACCGCGGCGAGCCGAAGGTGCGCCCGGCCGAGATCGCATCGGTGCTGGTCGAGGGGGCGTCTGTCCCGCCCGGCGGCGGCGGCGAGACCTACCAGCCGACCACCGAAGCGGAGGTCTAGTGCATCCCCTGGTCGCTGCAGCCCTCCGCTATCAGGGCGTGAGGTTCGTTCACCGTGGGCGTCTTCCGCACAAGCTCGACTGTGTCGGCCTGATCTGGCGGGCCTTCAAGGACTGCGGCGTCGAGCTGCCTTGCCCGGCCGACTACGGGCGCGAGCCGCACCTCGAGCGATTCATGTCGGTGATCGTGGAAGCGCTGGGGCCGGACATCGGCACCCGCGACCTGCAGCCCGGCGACGTCGTGACCATGAAGACCGACCGCCACCCGCATCACCTGGCGATCGTCACGCACCACCCGGACCGGCCGCTCGGCCTGGTCCATGCGTCCTCCGAGTTCGCCAGCCGCGCCAAGCCCGACGGCTGCGTGATGTGGCACGGCCTCTCCCCCAGCTACTTCGCCCGCATCGTCACGGTCCACCGGAGGCCTGTCTAAATGGCGCGTCAGGTACTCCCGCTGGTCGGCGGCATCGTCGGCAGCTTCTTCGGCAACCCCCAGCTCGGCTTCGCCATTGGCTCGCTGATCGGCAATGCCGTCGACCCCCAGGTGATCAAGGGGCCGACCCTCAAGGAAATCCCCAGCCAGACGGCGGGCGAGGGCAGCTTCCGCCAGGTCGTGTACGGCACGAGCTGGATCAACGACACGAACGTCCTCGACTTCGGCGACGTGGTCCGGGTCAAGACCCGCACGCGCCAGTCCAAGGGCGGCGGGCCGGTGGTCGAGGGCGAGCGCCTGGAGCGCACCTATGCGATCGGGCTAGGCGAGCCGTTCGCGGCGATCCGCGTCATTCGCCGAAACGGGACCATCGTGTACGACGTCCGGCCGGACTCGACCATCCTCGCCGAGTCGGCCGCCTTCGCTGCGCGCTTCCGGTTCTACGACGGCAGCGAGACGCAGCTGCCCGACCCCGACCTCGAGGCTCTGCCGCACAACGGCGTCGGCAACACGCCGTCCTATCGCGGCACCGCCTACCTGGTGTTCCCGCGCGACGACCTGACCGACCTGCGCGGCCAGATCCCGACCTATGAGGTGGAGGCCACCAACGGGGCCGAGTCGGTGGCTACCTCGCCGGTCTCGCTGGTCACCAGCTCCGGCTGGTATTCCGGCAGCGCCTCGGCCCTGGCCTATGCGGGCGAGATCGGCGGCGGCACCAGCGTCCTGATCGCCCGGGTGACGGACGACGGCAACCTGATCGCCTACGTCAACGGCGCGGTGTCCCAGCAGCTCAACGTCAAGGTCTTCAACGAGGAAGACAATGTCTGGGATGCCCTGTCTATCCCGATGGGCTTCACCCAGGGGTCGGTGATGTCGGTGGCGTGGTCGCCTCAGTTCGCCGGCGGCGTCTACTACCTCGCCGTGACCAGCAC